AGTGGAACGACGACCTTCACAGTATTGAATGCTTTTCAAACGACCATCAATACGCCTCTTTTGGCGGGTCGTATCTTTGTATTACCCGCTCCGTCTGCGGGGACAATCGGGTATTGGTATGGTATCTGTAATAAATCAACCGCTCAAACGATTACGATACAGTACCCCACTCTTACTACTATTGCAACTATACCCGTTGCTTCAAGTGCGACGAATGGTGGTTCAAGTGCAAGATTTGCCGTAGATTTTAACGGCACTTCATACAGCCGAATAGGATAATCTTTTCTCTTTAAAGATTAATGGACACAGAACAACAAATCTTTTGGACATCATTCTATACCTTTGCAGGCGGCTTCGTGTTGGCTTTGTTTGCGATTGCTTATAAGAGCAAGTGTGATAAGGTAAATCTTTGTTGGGGTATGATTGACATACATAGAGCGGTAGACATTGAACTACAAGAAGATATAAGAACAGAAAATCCAGTTAGTGAAGACGTTTGACCCGAGCATACATCACAAGGAAGCGGTGATAGACTGATTGAGACAAAAGATAGAGATAGGTTCCAATTGTATAGAACCCCATTGTATAAGAACAAGATTATTTTTTTATCCACTTACAGTATATGGTTACATGGGTCCAGCATGTGAAAGATTGTCAAAAGAAGATGGGTCTATCTTACAAAGAAGCCATGTCGAACATGGATTGCCGAAACTCTTACAAAGAAGTAAAACAGCAAAAGGAACCTACTGTATCCAAGTCGAAGGAAGCCGCCTATTCACAACGAAGGCAAAGGGGAATGTCTGTGGATAGATTGAAAACCCCGATGACGACCATCGGCGAACGACGTATGGAAGAGTTCCGTAAAATACTTAAAGTCAATCGGCAGAAGTATGCGAAGCAGTTTGGTAAAGATTTCACGGAGCAGGCTGCCCTTAGTCGAGGCCAGGCCGCAGAACAGCGACGGATTGAAAAACCACCTAAACCACGAAAGAAGATGACAGATGAAGAGTTTGAACAGTCTATCTCGGCTGCACAACCGAAACGAACACAGCCAAAACCTACCCCCAAAGGAATAATAAGGCGAGTTCCTAAAAGAGAATAAATCTAAATAATAATATCTAACCAATATACAATGGAAGATTTGAATGAACTGTTTACCTCTAAAAATATAACCGAAAGTTCAAAGAAGTTGTATTTAGCAAATCTCACACGACTGAACGGCGGACCTATTAAGAACTTGAAGTTTTTGAATGATGTGGCCGTGATCCAAGAGAAGCTACAAAAATACAAGCCTAATACTCAACGTAGTTATATCATTTCTATTGTCTCACTCTTGAAATCTTTAAAGGATAAACAAAAGAAGTTTAGCAAGCTGTACGATAGCTATTACGCTATTCTGGATACCATGAACAAATCCCTCAAAGACAACACGGAGAAGACAGAGAAGGAAGAGAAGGAATGGATTGGTCAAGACGCAGTCAAAGAAAAGTTTGAGACAAATAGGATGGTGATGGAAGAACTCAAAGACAAAAAGAAGCTTACCAGTGAAGAGTATGAGAAGCTATTACATTTTGTTGTTTTGTCTCTGTTCGTCCTGCAAAAGCCTCGTCGAAACAAGGACTATCAGGATGCCTACATTGTCAAAAAATACAAACCCGACTTAGGTACAGACAAGAACTATTTAGATTTATTCAAGAATGAGTTTATCTTTAACCAGTATAAAACTCAGGGAAAGTATAAAACACAGACGTGTGAAGCCAGTCCAGTGCTTAGGGAGATTATAGATTTCTATCTTCGGTTCCATCCCCTCAAAGCCAAACTGAGAGAAGGACCTATCCCTTTACTGGTAGATGAGAAGGGAGAACCCTTTACACAGAACAATTCTCTTACTCGTATGCTTTACAAAATATTTGGTTCTAAGATTGGATCAAGTATGTTAAGGAAGCTTTACCTCACAGACAAGTATGCAGCCGTCATGAAGGAGATGAAGGAAGACGCTTCACAGATGGCGACTTCCACAGGAACGATACAAACCAACTACATCAAGAAAGAAACTGAGACAAAATAATCTAAAATAAAATAATTTATACTTTCCTTAAAAATATAAAAGTATAAAGTATAAAAAATAAAATCAAAAAGAATAAAATAATATCTAATCCTATTCTAATGGAGTGTAGGGACCAATTTGATAGCTTCCGCTGGTGCATGTTTGCTCAACCTCATCCTGAGAAATGTCGGCCTCACTACTGGGAGCTTACCCGTTGCTATGTTAAGTTGCTTCCCGTTGAAAAGGTGGGAGTTGCTTCTCCTTAATTTTTTGTTTGAGTTTAATTTTCTTCTGTAAATCCACTGGGTCTACCTCACTCACAAGCAAGGGAGTTTTAGACGATACTCGAACGGTAGGTCTTAGGACGGGATATTGTCCTTCTTTGGCTACATTCTTCCATTTTTCCTTGAACCATGCAGTTAGTCCAGTCTTTGGTTTTAGTTTCGTTGATTTAGTATTCTTACCGCTGTTGTCTCCATACTTACCGCCGAGGGCGAGATAGGTCTTGACCATCCAGGCACTGCGATAGGCGGACGGCTTGGAATAGATAGATGCAGCTCGTTTCTTGACGGCGTTGTATAGCTCTGTATCCACTGGGGTATGCATATATATAAGATTTTATTAATTTACATGATACTTTACATTTATTTGTCTCAGTTTTTTTTGATTTAGTTTGGCTCAGCCTATCCATATGGCCACAAGGGCATCAGCGGGTAGCCCCGTAGCCTCTTGGCTATCCCTTACCATTTTAATAAACATTTTCAAATCCATCATCAAGTCTTTCATACAGATGATACGAAGGATGATCCAACGACCACATGTGTTAATCCCTTGTCTCAGTTTCTGTAATCTGGCTTTGTTATAAATCAGCTTGTAGCCCTTGGACGATTTCATCAAGTCGGTCATGTAGTCGTGCTCTTGTCCAAGCATTTGATTACGTAGTTTGCCTAACATGTTCTTTTGTCCATCGGGACGTACGCCGTAAGGGTTAAACCATTCAATCGTTTTATTGTATTTCAAGATACAACACCAGTGGCCTTGATTATTTTGATGTTCCACTAAGATAATTCTAAAATCTCGTTCCTTAGGGAGTAGCTCATCAATATGTTTGTATTGAGACAACTCACTGTATTTGAGTATCTTGGTTTCTGCACCTTGGCCAAAGTATCGGCTGATGTCTCCATCGGTCAAGCTTGTCCCGATACGTTCAACAATGGTATCCTCGTCTATCGGCGGGGGTCCTTTCATCATGTGGTCTGTATTTACCATTACAATAGGAACATATTTTTTTTTTGGATTGTTTAATATTAATTCGTTTATTTCCTAAAAAATAATCTAATCGTATAAATTAGATGGTAAATTACGAAAACGATTACCTTTGGGGAGAAGAACAACAGAAAAAGATATTTCCTATTTTAGAAGCCAAGTGGAAGGGTTTAAGACCTCAGGGAAGGTACGCAAAGTATGATGCTGTAAACGAGACAACCAACATAGAGATTAAGAGTAGAAAGAATGCCTATGAAGCTTACCCTACTACCCTACTCACACTCAACAAAATCAGTGATACAAGCAAGACCAATATTTTTATTTTTAATTTTGTCAAAGGAGATAAGAATGAGATTTATTTTATTGAATACGACGAAGAGAAGTTTAAGCCTTACGAGCGACGCATGTTCTCCCGTGCAAACTTTAAGGCGGATGAAAAGGAATACATCTACATCCCCATCGAAGACCTCATCCCCATTGAGACAAAATGGGTAGATACAAAATGGTTATTAATCTAAATCTTTAAAAATAAAATCTATACTCTATCTATATGTCTCACGTAAATCAAAGCTATCTCTTAAACCTCATCAAGGACCTTCACAACGCAGAGCATGAACTCTTTAACCCGACTCACAAGACCGAAGACGAGAAGCTAGTCAAACTATTCCAGCAAAAGGCGAGACAAATTAGTTCTTTAAAGTTTAATGTCCAGAAACTGGTAGAACTCATCGAGAAGATAGACTATCAAAAAGAAAATCCTAAATTAAAGGTAGTGGGTATCTAAGGAAAATGTATATAAAGACGTCTCCATACTTTAAGTAGAACGATGACCGAACTTGCGATGCGTCTTCCTATTGAAATAGCCAATGCTATCTACTCCTTTGTGGGCAAGTCCCCGACTGCGGTTATCATCAGGAAGCATCTTGAAAAAAAGGAAGCCTGCATCTGCGATCTGTGTCAGGAAGAAACCGAAGCCAAATATTACATGTCTTACGCTGGCCAATGCGACATGTGCTACGTCAAAGAGAACCCTAACTTAGAGACAGGCCTTGGTCGAGACTGTGATGTCTGTCGTGAAGAACTCCACATGTACAAGTGGTGTAAGATTGTAGGACCTAATGGCGGAGAATACTGTCTAGATTGCTATCATCAACAGATGCAAAGTGATGATGAATTCCAAATAAATGAAGAATAAATCAAGAAATACAATAAATATAATCTAAAATACAATAAATATAATCTAAATACACAAATCTATATAAGTATTTTAGATTTCAAATATAGATTACATGTAGAAATTTATAAATTTCTAC